TCTTAGTTGGTGGTTTTTTGAAACTCATATTATCAAAACCTTTTTGATTTCTCATATCAATATCTGATATCCCAACAGTGTCTTTTTCAGTACAACCTAATACACCGAAGTAATACATTTCTATTTCTTGTGCTGCTAGATAAGGATCGAACACTTTTTGAAAATTATAATTTTTAAAAACATCATTCAATTTGAAACTCATATCACCAGTAATGGTTTTGTTATATGAACTCACCCTAAAATGATGTTCAATGGTATTACTTAATGTAAATATAGGAGTTTTGAACTTCCAGAACAACTTTTCAAATTTATCAGAACCATGCCATTTATCAAAAAATGCATTGATATCATCACGCAATGATGTTTTTGAACTCCACCTGTATGAATGGGTGTTGTAAGTTTTTATTACCTTTTTGCAATGTGCTCCATCTATAAATTTATCCATATGTTCTATATCATAAACATAGTCTTTAAATTTCTCCGTATATGATATACGCAACGCAGGGTAAACTTTTCCACAAAATCCAACAAGAACAAATCTTATTAAGTATTTGTCAGAAAAAGTATAACTGTGTAAATATGATTTCCAAAAGGAAATTAACAAATCTCTTAATGATTCTTCTGGTGTTATATTTTCATATCTACTTATTCTAAGATAAACATTAGGATCATCAGCAGCAAACTTCTGTATACAATCATAATAGTCTGGTCTTTTTGATATAATTCTCATAACCGTTCAAACTCATGTTTAGCTTTCATTTCGGATATAGTGTATCGGTTTAATTTCCAATAACCATCTTCATTCATCCAATGATTCAAAAAAACATCACTTAATGTATTAACAATAGCTTCGTGTAATTCTCCGAACGCAATGTAATCATTCCAAGCAGAACCAAAATCGGTTTCTAACATCTGCCTAAACTCATGACAATCTTCATGGAATTTAAAGTTATCAAAACGACCATCCCATAAACCCTTAATGTCATAATAACGTTCACCTTTAACTATAGGAGAACCACATTCATAACATTTATGTTGTTTGTTTGCTTTCCTTGTTCGTTCATCGAACAGTGAGGGTAATTCACTCATAATATATCATACATGTTTTTGTTATCAGTATAATTATGATTCAGTTCTTCTATGATCTTACGGGTATCATCAATGATACGCATGTATTCATCATGCATATAATGCATGTAAGTACTATATGAAACTGTTATTTCATAACCACCACCCACAACTATTGCCCCAACAACACCCGGCAGAGACATGAAATGTTGTTGTATTGTATTGTATAAATCGTTGTGCATTGGCAATGAATGTTCGAAACCAACTTGAAATTGTATGTATGTAGTATAAGTAGACACTTATATTCCCCTGATAAAAATTTGATATTCAGGAATATAGCATAAGAATTTATTTCAGGCAACAAAAAAGGGATACCGAAGTATCCCTTTTCATATTACTTTTCTAAGTAACTTACTTTAGATTAAAATCCGCCTAAAGAAAGGTTACTAACTACAGCACGACCATAATAATCAGCAGAGTTGTTCAGATCTGTTGAAGAATCGTCAAACTTAGTGAATGCATAACGAGTCATTAAACCCATGCGTGGATCAAATGTAGATGGATCAACAACAACACCAGATTGCATTAATGGAACATAAGGACTGTATACGAAACCAGTATCAATTTCAGAACTACCTTTATAACCCATAAGGATTGTATCTGTTGTAGCGTAGATGTCTACGAATACGCGGATAGAACCATTAAATGTACCAGCAAACAATGTGCTTGAAGGTGACAGGTCACTTGATGCAGTTGCAGAAACGAACGAACCGTTGTTTGCATGACGCATTGCAGTTAAAACATTTTGTGATACAACCATCCAAGTTGCTCCACCACGTTTTGACTTGATAGCGATTTGTGCAGATAAATCTGACATACCGATTGAAAGTGCAGTGAATTTTTCACCTGAATAACGACCATCTGCTAATGAGAAGTCAAAAGACTTAACAGTACCAGCTAATGCTGTTAATTCGTTAATTAACTCACGGTCAAGTTCACGAATTATTTCATCAGAAAGAGCAGCAACTAATTCTTTCTCGATATCAATACCATGCATTGCTTTCGCATCTTGGTCTGATTCGATTGTCCACTTAGCTTGCAATTTGCGAGTCTTAGCTTCGATTGCTTTTTTGATGATTTCAAGATTCATCTCGTTACCACCATCTGCTTCTAATGCAAGCGTGATTTGTGCTTCAGTACGTGCATCAGATGCAGTGTACGCTTCACCAGCCGCGATTCCAGAATACTTGTCATATACTATAACACCAGATGCTTCATCATCTGCTGCCGGGCCACCACCTGCGATAGTATTCGCATAACGAACACGTAATGATGTGATTTGACCAACAGGTTGAGTCATAGGTTGTGTACCAACCAATTCCATTGCGATAGTCGCGGGAGTAACACGTCTAATTAAAGGCATTACTAATTTTTCTAAACGTGCAACGTTACCAGTAGCAGTTACGCCAGCAGCAGCAGTTTCAGTTAGATATTTTTTTTCATTTTCAAGAAGAACAGAAGTGATTTGTGTTTGCTTGTCATTAAGACCTTCAAGCAATTCGCCTTTCATTTCTTCCCAATTCAGTGTAGTACTCATTATAATAATCTCCTAAGTAATTATCTTGTTATAATTTTATTTATTAAATTTAACCAATTAATGTCTTTAAACGCGCTTTTTCTTTTTCTATAGCGTTTTTATCAACATCAATTGTTTCTTTGATAACTACTTCGTTATCTTTTTGAACTGATTCTTCAAGTACAGAATCAATTGTTTCTTTGTAACGTTGATCTAAATTATCAGTAGAAACACTTTCAAGAATAGTCTTCATCACTTCACGTTTACTGCCACTTAAGTTATCTAACAGACCTTCGAGAACTTGTTCACGTTGGAGTTTAGCAACTTCAGATTCGCTTTCACTTAAAGCAGATTTAGATGTTTCAAGTTCATCTTTGATAGCTTGAATATCATCAGATACGCCTAACTTATCAAACACACCTTTGAATGATTCATATAACTTCATACCAAAGTTATTTTGTTTTGCTTCCATCAAGTCATCATGTAATTCAGAAATTTCTTCTTTAACATGTGATTCAACTAATGCTTCAAAACTTTCAGAAAGTTTCTTTGCATATTCAATCTTAAAAGTTTCTAATTTTTGTGCATATTTTGGTTCAATGTTTTTGTAATGAGCAATGTCTTCTTTCAATTCTTCAATTTCTTGAGTAACTGCTTCATTAATTAAATCGGTCATCTTAGCTGCGATTTCTTGTTTTTCAGCTAACATTTTTTTAGCATATTCAACTTCAAGTTGACCTTTTGCTTCTGTAATTGATTCTTCTTTAAAAGCAGCGATTGCTTCTTCTAATGCTACTTTCGTATCATCATTCAGTAATTCGCTTTCAAGTAGTTTTTTAAATGCACTCATTTGTGGTTCTCCAAATATATTTGTTTTATAGTGTTATTTATATTTATTTAATCTTTTTAGGGTCAATGTTGAACTTAAAGGACAATAAATCCTTAGTTTCACCTTTACCTGCTTTAATTACGTTCTGTAATTGTTCTTTTTCTTTAGGTGAAAGTTCTCTGCGGAACATACCAGCACCACCTTTACCAAAATCAATCAACTTATCTAACTGTTCAGCAATCTTCTTAATTTTTGTAGATAAATTATGTATTCTTTTAAGTTGTTTTTCGTTAGCTTCAGAATTTTTGACTTTTCCAAGAATGTCATCACGCTTCTTTACAAGAGATAACATCTTGTCATATAGTGTTCTTTGTTTACCCTTGACGAATACAGTTGCCATAGCACCAGCATATGCTCCATATATTGTGCCTACAATAATTGCTAATGGTAATGACGCTGTTACTATTCCAGCAGCACCAGCAGTAAGAGCGTAAGTAGTAGCACCACCTAAAAGACCAGCAATAGCACCAACAGTTTTGAATGCACCAGAACGAGAAATTTCATTTAATTGTTTTGTTTCTTGTTCAATAAGTTCGTCAAATTTCATTTAAAACTGTTCCCAATAAATTTGATTAATTCTTTTTCGAAATACTTCTGTGCTGCTTTATCATCAAGTACTGCTTCAGCAAGATGATTGATTTCGCCGCCACGTTTATATAGTTCTAATTGTTCTCTGACACTCATAAGCATTGCGTTGGGTGCAGATGGTGTTGCTACTAAGTCAGCAGTGATGAAATTAAAACTTTCAACAATACCAGTGTCTTCATTAACTGAACCACTACCACGTGAACTTATTCCTAAATTAACACCACTTTTAAGAAGACCTAATGCAATTTGTCCGTTTGGTACATGCTCAAGTATTAATGCTTTTCCTATTGCATTATTGCCTTGCATTTGCATTTCTGTTATTTTTATAGCAGCATCTTTTAAGGTCACAATCAAATCACTAGGGTGATCCAAAGCCCCTAATACATCACGTCCTTCCGCAATAGCAGAATGTACGCTTTTCACTGCTGCTGAAATTTGTGATTTAGGATATACACGTCCATTTTTGTTTACGATTTCACCTTCCATATATGTTCCTACAACATAAGTTTTTTTGTTATTTTCTGTACCTTCTGAAAGATACTGTAATCCATTAAAATTTTCTTCTATTAATATCATGATTGATTCCTATTCTATCTTGTATTTATTATTCTTAATCATATTTTCTGTTGCGGTTATTATTTGCAAGTTATTTATGGTGTGTAACCCACAAACTAATGGATGATTTAGTGGGATAATATGATCAACGTGATAAACTGTATCAGTTAGGTCTGAGAGTTCTTTTCGTTTTATATAAATATCTTCTATTAAAGATTTTTCGAATTCATACCAAGAGGGTATTGCTTGTGTTTTTGATATGTAATACTTAGCAGAATATGCACGATTTAGTGCTTTATTGTTATCACGCCAAATCTTACAACTTTTTCGACCTATAGCTCTAGCTCGATTTTTATTACTCTTACGCCAATTTTGACCGTTTTTAAGATTACGGTTTTTATTATCTTTGTACCAATCTTTACTATTGGTTAATTGGCATTCAATACAACTTCTACCAGAAACTAATCTATTAGACACATGACCTCTTTTACAAGGTTTGCCTGTAAAATAAAATTTTAATCCTTGTTCTCTAGCAATATTCAAAGAAATCACATCCATATTGGTATTTATGGATGTGATTTTATCAATTTATTCTTCTGGTTTAGGTTCAAGTACTGGATCAACAGGATCTACTGGTAGTTCTTCTGATGTACCATTTACAACATCTGATACTGTTTTGACAACCACATCTTGAATAGTTTGTTTAACTGCATCCAAATCACCATTAACGAAATTATCAACCATCTGGTTCTGGATCAACAGCAGGATCTGCTGGATCATCATTATCAAGTTTGTCTAAATCATCTAGCAGGTTATCTTTCTTTTCTTCTTCTTTCTTCTTAGGTGGCATAGTTTTTTTCTCCTTTTATCTTTTGAAAACTATTATTTTCCAATCAAAATATTCTGTTGACACATAAATGCATTCAACTTTTGGATTAGATATAGATCCATACACAATTTTTTCAAGAAATGGTACGCTATAGTCTTTCCAATACCTTTTATTTATAATCTTTTTATTGGCATCTTCAGTGAAAACAAACAATTCTCTGTTGATTTTACCTTTAGTTACTTTCTCTTTGTCACGCAAAGGCCAAACTTTAGTTACAAATTCTTCTTTGGTTATGATGAACATTGTGTTTATTTTTCTTCTGCTGGTGCTGGTGCTTCTTCAGAAGATGCTGGTACAGGTGCTTCTTCGTCATGTCCTGCACCTTCAGATTCAGCTTTAGGAGTTAATAAATCTTCATCAGGACTCAAATGACCATCCCCATATATAAGGTTATATTTCATTTCATCTTTCATCTTATTAATAACTTTCTCTGCGAATCCCATTTCCATCAACTTAGCATATTCATTCTCAACGATTTCATCTTCTTCCAGTTGAAGATAACGTTTAAGACTTTCACGTTTAGATAATGTTTCCATACCTTCAGCAGAACTGTATGCATTCAGTAAGATGTTATCTAATTCATTCTGTTTATAGATAGCAAATGATTGTGGTGGAGCAATACTAAATTCTAAATCTTCTGGTAACTCAGTACCAAACTTCTTAGAGAACTTTCTGAAGTTGGTGAAGATTTCTTTTGATATAAACTTTTGTAGACGTTTTATATAACCTGCATAACGAAGTTCAGCAATGTATGCTGTTCCTAAACGACCATCATTGTTCTGACTACCGCTTTCATTGTCTGCATAACTATCTAAGTAGCTTGGAGGAATACGCATAGCAAGTGATAATTTCTTATTGAAGAATTGCATGTCTTCTATTCTTCCTAAGTTATCGCCGCCGGGTAATGTTTCAACACGTGAACCACGACCTTCACCTGATTGTGCAAGGAAGTAATCTTCTTGAGTACTTGCAGGATTATAATCAGATTCAACACTTCCATTATTCGCAACCTGACGTTGACGCATTTTATTCTTAACACGTTCAATATATGTTTCTGCTTTATGTGCTGGCATCTTACCAATATCAACATAGAACACTCTACGTTCAGGAGCACGTACAATACGATAGATAACAACAGCATCTTCAAGTAATTGTAATTGTTTCCACACACGATAAATCTTTTCAAGCAATGATTCACCCATAGGAGAATCACCTGTCTTAAGGATCATTAATTTCTTGGTAGGAATTTTTTCTACTTCTGTAACAGCAGTAGAACGAGTTTGAGTCTTTGGTTTAAATATTTCTGTACCATTATCAGTCTTGTATGCACCTTCTCGGTCATACAAATAGTATTCAACAGTTTCATCATCTTTCTTGTCTAAGATGTAACCTTTGATTCTGTCAGTCTTAAGTTTCGCTAATGAACCATCTGCTTTAGATTCAAATAATACAATACCGTATTTCAACATTTCTCTGGCATAATCATAAAACTTATAATCAAGTTGTGTTTTCTTTTGCCAGATACGTAATGTCTTATTGATAGTTTTCAATTGAGTTTCTTTGATGTTATCTTCAAATCCCAATTCAAATAAAGAATCATCATCAGCATTTTCAGATGAAATATCTTCTGCAATGATATCTAACGCCCGGGTGATATCTGTTGTCATGTCCATGTTGCGATATTTAGCAATACGTTCATCCCATTGACCACCAAATTCGACTAAATTATTGTACCAGTTATTATTACCAGCAGCAGATGTTGCTGCTGGATTGTATGATGATGAAGTTTGTGTACCACCAGCTACGGGTTTCCACGTCCGAGAAAAATATGACATTAATAATTCCTATTGTTATCTAGTATTTATGACATAATAAATACTGTTATGTGTATTTATCTCATAACAAATTTAATCAATGATAAGAAGTATGTTGGACAAACTATTTACAAAAACCCAAATCAACGATGGTCTAAACACAAATATGACACCAAACGTGATTCTTTTTGTTCAATTCATATGGCAATGAGAAAATACAGAATTGAAAACTTCAAATTTGAAGTCATAGATGAATCAGCTAACAACATTGACGAACTTAACGATTTAGAAGAATTCTATATCTCATTCTATGATACTTTTAAAGGTCATGGATATAATTCAACATCTGGTGGGGATGGTTATACCTTTTCTGACGAAACTAAAAGAAAGATGTCTATTAATAGGACAGGTAATCTTAATCCATTTTATAAATTAAAGCATTCTGACGAAACTAAAAGAAAGATATCAGAAGCTAATAAAAATAAAAAAGTTTCAACAGAAACTAGACAAAAATTATCAAAAGCTAATACTGGCAGAAAACATTCTGAAGAACACAAGCAGAAAATTAAACGTTCTGGTAAATTAAATGGTATGTACGGGGTAACTCATTCAGAAGAATCTAAAAGAAAGATGTCAGAATCAAGTAAAGGTAAGTTTGGGATATTACATCATAACTCTAAAAAAGTAATTCAAATTAACAAAGACACAGGTGAAGAAATAGCTTGTTGGTTTTCATGTGCGGACGTACAGAGAGAATTAAATATTAATGGTTCAATGATATCCGCAGTTTGTAAAGGTAAACGTAATCAAACTGGTGGATATAAATGGAAATATGCTTAATTTTTATTTAACTCTATGCTTCTCAACAAATCATGGGATATAGCTTTGTTAGACATGCTTGGATATGAATTCACTTCCAGTACTACAACATGTGAATTATTTAATAGCTCATCATGATTCCTAATCTTACCAATAAGTTTAGTTGCTTTGCTTGCAGTGAATCCCATTAAACTTTCACCTAGTACCAAATCATTAAGATGTGATGCATCAACTACTGCTATATCACAACCTCCTAATCCATATCCTAATCTGGCAGTTGCTTTGATTGCAGTTTCAGCAATAACTTTACCAATACCTGAATTATGTGATATTTGACTAATGGATACATTTGAACCTGTCTTCTTATAGATACCAGAAATGTGATAACGTCCATTCATGTAGTATGTGATAACTCTGAACTCAGCTTGAATTTCGACAAGATGTTGAAATATATAATCTTCTGGATTATTAGGAAGTTCATTGATCAGTTGTCCTGATTGCTTGTGTCCTGATTTCTTCTTGGCAATCATCCTATCAACACTTACTTCAATTGCATCAGTATATGTTTTAAGTGTGTTTACTTTACCTTTGAGTTTGTTGTACTGTTGATTCTTATCATAATACTTGTTACCAATGTATACAGTATTATCTGTTGATGGTAATATGTTCTTACCAAATTCAATGTACACAGAATCGGGTGGATAAAATGAGTCTTCATCAAAAAGTTCAAGACCACCAGAACTATCAATCATCTTATTCAGTACTGGTTTAAATTGTGATGATGCTTTGTTAGCACCTTTAACGACGATTGCTTCAAATAGATTACTAAGTTTCATTAGTATTCCTGTAAAATGTGTTCAGAGAAATGTTCATCTATAATAGAACGTGAGTCACTAGATTTGCCCACTTGCCATACATAAAGTTTATTATTACTGAATGGAGATTTGATTTGAAGTACAAGATGTGATTTGTTTGAACGATCAAGTAACTTGTTAATCTTTCTGTTCTTGATATCTGTTGTCATGAATACTGCATCAAATGATTTAACACGTTTCAATGCTGCTTTATAAAGAGTCATCACGTTAGGTAAACTGCCATGATTTTTAGCAATCATAAGATAACCCATTTCAGCAAGTGATTGTCCTTCATCATCTTTAATCGTCTTCAGACCGATACTTCCAACCATTTCGTCAGTACCTTCAATGAATAATCCCCACAATCTACCACGACTACCTAATTTATGTTTAAGTCTGTTGGGAGTTAACTTCCACGAAAGTGTACCTGCTTCATTATAGAATTCTGAGAATTGTTGTAATCCTTGGGAATCAGATATCTTGATTGTTCTCAATTCATAATTTGTTGATTCTTGTTCTGATAATTGTTGTAATTTCATATTATGTATTTATGATATTACACTGTATCTCCTTTATATCTGACTCAGTAAGAGTGAGGCATTCAGTACTGCCTCCAAATTTGATGGATGGTTTATGGGATGGATAGAGTTGAAGGATTTCTTGTTCTAACATGAATGCTTTGAATAGAGTAGTTTCGTGGAGGATGATAGGAGTAATATGAGTTTTTGATTCTCTTGTTATACGTTTAGAACGTTCTTGTAATTTGGTTGATATGCCAATTTTGTAGTATGATTCTGATAGGGAATCGAGTTTAAATAAGTATATAGTAGCAGGTACGTCTTTCATTTCTGGTTGTTTTTTAAAAAAGATATATGAATACCCACCAGTATTATTATCATAAGCACATCGAGGACATCCAGAACCACTTAAATGTTTTGTAGGATCTTGTTCAAAGTCACCATGAGTAGCACATGTTATAATAACTTTTGTTCTAGCATTAATGTAATTAGTTTTTTTATATGAATAATTACTGTTATGTTTCTCTGTGGATTCTTTAATAAATTTATTAGTATTACTACTAGTGCATTCAATCCTTCTCTCAATAGCACATCGAGGACATCCAGAACCACTTAAATGAGCATCAGGTCTTTGTTCAAAGTCACCATGAGTACCACATGTTATAATAACTTTATCGTGTCTGCTTTTGTATACTACGTTAATATATGAATATAACTCACCATGCTTATATTCAGCATCTTTAATGAAATTATCAATAGTTTTCACAGTTTTTGTAGCTTTATAGGAAGCAGCACATCGAGGACATCCAGAACCACTTAAATGGTGTTTTGGTTGTTGTTCAAAGTCACCATGAGTAGCACATGTTATAATAACTTTATTATAACTGTGTGTGTACTCTGTCTTCTCATATGAGTATGCGTCACCTTGCTTCAATTTAGCTTTGATGACAAATTCTTCTGTTGTAAGTTTCTTTGGCATTTCTTGTTTTTATTATTCTTATTATCACAATAGTCTACCTATATCTATCATAAATATCAATATGGCAGTTACTTCTAAACAAAAATCAGATTGGGAACAACTATACACAGGATTTGACGTGAAGGACGTTGGTGCAGGTACGATTGATCCTAATATCTACGCAACCGATTCATATAAGAAAAAGAAAATTAAGAAGATTATGATTGGTGGACTCAACCGTATTGTATATGGTGGTGCAGAACACGATAACAACCCATTAGCACTGACTATATTCTATAACCCTACCTATGGTGCTGTACTTTCATATAACCTTGATTACGTCCCTAAGAAGGTCAGGAAAGCAATCATAGACTTCGTAATCAAATCTAACATTAAACGTATTAAGAAGAACCAACCAATCATTGTGGATTATTATACATTGAAGAAAGCAATCCCTGTATCAACAAAGATTGTAAGATTATACAAAATTCAACTCATTCGAGTAATTGAAACATATCCATTGAATAGTTGGGGTACAGCAATCAACCAGAAATCAAACTGGCAGAATCATTACAAGAAATCTTCTGGTAATGAATCAAGTATTAAGAAATTTATGAAATCTCTGAAGGGATTCTTCAGTTAAGGATACATACTGCTGCTATGACTAACGTTGTAGCAAGTGTTACCTAAAGCACAACATCCTTGTAACATAATACTACTGAACAACAAAATACTAATAAGGATAACTTTAATATACATAATAGTATTTATCTACATACTCAAGACGGATCTACCCCGTATATAACTCCGATAAGAAAGAAGTTATAACTAGATAAGATTAAACGTTGTTAATTAATATAATTTACGTTCAGAATAAGATCTGACCACAAGTAAAATTAATCAAAGATACGTTTTTTGGCGCATCCAAACAACTTTCAAAAAATCTAGGTGACTGTGAGTATTGCAAGCGTTCGTGTGGTGAACCAATCCCTCCGATCCCATTGAACTATCAATCTTATATTATTGTTGATAGTCGGTATGAGTACCGTAATTCATCTGGACATGACATCAAAATGAACCTTTTTTAATCTTTACATCGAACTATTAAGTATCGTATGTTTTTACATCCTTGTGCTTGTTTGTAACCACTCTTGTCACTAGAGTTAGGTTGGGGCAGGGTGTTAGATAGTATTCCTGACTATCCCAGAATTTTCCCCCTCACAGTATCCAAAGTTTTAAGTCTATGATTTTAATTTAGACTTTTGTTTTTATCTTCTTCTTGTTTTTTTAACTTGTAGTGGCAGCAATCAGAATCACTCAAATCCACTGTGTATTGCAATAAGTTATCTTAGGCTATTATCGGTTATCTTATTTATTAATCTTATTTTTATATATAATTATCAATTTATAATAATCTGAATAGTATCAGATCTTCGTTATCTTGAATGTATTCATAAGCATTGTCAAGTGCTATTTCTGTTTCTATGTGAGGATTATAATTCAATCCTAATATTAAAAACAATCTAAACATATACAACGTGTTAGTAGAAGGTGATACACAATCAATACTTAATAGATGACTCCATAATATAGGATAGTTACGTTGTATTTTTTTTGAAAACGTTGCGTTATTCATAACATTCTCATTTGAATCAGTTCTTCATTTTCTATAATCCATTCATGTACTTTGTAATACACTAGATGCCACCTATCATGATCGTATATATTAACATCAAAAAAATTAAATATACTTACATTGTCTGCATAAGGAACAACATAATCAAAAATGATTGTTCTTATCATATTATGGGGTTGTAATTTATGTGCATCTTTACCATATGATAATCGAACTTTATCAATTATATACTTATAATTATTATCTAAGAGAAACTGATATAAAGTTGAAGCTGTCCATTTGTTAGTACTCACAATACGTATCCTTCCATTTTAAAACGACTGTCTTCTGCTTCAGCTTCTTTTTGCTCTTTGGACAGGTAACGATGTCTACCTTGTTTACCTTTCTCTGGAATAGGTATCCATTTATCACGTGTTGCTTGTGGTGCATCCATCAGTAATCGTAATATAAATGAATGGGCATATGAAATTTTACTTCCATCTTTCTCACATGTCATAATCCATCTACGATCACAACCAAGTAATATACCCATACCTTCCTGTGAAAGTTTCAGTGTCTTCCTGATCTCTTTTGGTCATTGGCGCATGATTACCATCATTACGGGCAATACCAAGTGCAATACGTTCTGATTGTGATAGTTCCATTATACTTCCACCATAACAGGTTTACGTGAACGTTCGGATACAGTAACAACTTTCTTACGTTTTTTGATTGGCATATTCATAATCTTACGTAATTTTTTTGAATAGTTATTAGGTATTTTAGATGTATCTGTATACGTTTCATTTTCATAACGTATCACAGATCGTTTTGAACTACTAAGTAATTCAGCAATACCTGTTTGTGTAAGGTTAAGTGAGTTCCTGATATTCTTAAATTCTAATGATGTCATAGGTGCATTATCTGTTCGGCCTAATCCCATATGAATTCTGTCATGTTGTGATAACTGCATTTTGTACCTACTTATTTTTGTT